AAGCTACCAAGAGTGGTAAGGGTGAACCTAAAGCAAGCCAGAAGTTTGACCTATATGTCGCTGGCTTAGAAGTGGGCACCGAGTTCACCACTGGTAGTATACTTGAAGCGCTATCTGGCGACATGAGTGAGCGTACCATCAAAAACGGGTTGGTCATAGCTGAAGCTAACAAGCAGATCGAACGGTTGGGACATGGTCGTTACAGGAAGATCGGACCTGTACCCAACTAGCCTAGGCAATACCCCCTGGACAGGTAAACCCTGCACTTCTGCCCCTTAGTACTTAAATACAATATAATCTTATGCTTACGTGGTGCAATGCACTTAGTGCAAACAGGTGTTGCACTGTGCTCCAAGGCGCAATGTATATTCAGTACATTATGCATTGCGTGTTGTGCATGTAGGATTACAAAGGACTTGTAGCGATAGCGCAAAGTGCAGTGCTAAGTGCTCCAGGCTTAGGCATCCGGCTTCCCCTTGGGCATGTTGGCGAGCAGGCGTTCCCTGCGGATTCTGTCCATGTCTTCCTCGGTGATGGGGCCGTGGGGTTTGCCTGGGTCGCCGTCGGGGTGGTCTACGTAGAACTGCAGGTCGTGGTCACCGGCCTTCAGGCGGGCTGCGAACCCGAGTAGGGCCCCTGCCATGCCATTGGTGCTCATGCCGAGTTCTACGCCTACCCTACACACCTGAACGAACAGTTCAATGAGCTTGTTGGCGTCTTCGGCGGTTACGTCGAACCACTGTTTGTGCTGCTTAGGCTCTTTAGGCATAGGTTCCCCTTTATTCTTCGTATGGTGTGTCGTCGCCGGGCTGGCCCAGCAAGTAGGCATCAATCGTGTGGTAACGTTCAATGTCACCACGCGACACTATGCCGATGGCGTCGGCCAGTAAGTGGGTCTGCATATCGTCACTTGTACCGGTAACCTGGCCGTCGCTGATCCACACACGGGGCTTGGGTTGTTTAGAGAGCCACCTGAGGGCTGGGCCGTCGATCACGTTATTCCCAGGGTGCTCAGGTATCCCGTTATGGTAGCGTCCCCCTTTGGCCATTATCCACATTGTGCCGGTGGTCTTGTTGCCGCTATAGGCTGCTATTTGGGCGAGTGGAGCCGTCTTCAGCAGCTTAACGATATCCTCTGGCTCAAGGGACATGCTGCCTGACATGTCCAGCAGGATAGTGCCGCCCATTTTCTTACGCCGGATGGCCCACGCACGTCCGTCCATGGCAGGTAATAGTGCCCTGAAGGCGTTACGGAAGCCACCCACGTACGATGGCTTACGTTCTGGCGCCCGCCTGCGTGCCATGGCGTCCATGGACAGGGTCACAATGTCCATAGTCCCCCACCCAGAGTCTTTGCCATCACCGTACATGTAATGAGCCTTGGGACCTTTGTGGGTGATGTCGAAGGGTGACTCTTTACCCAGCATTCTGGTGACTGCTGACTTACTGAGACCTTCACCACCCAGGGCCTGACGCAGCATCATGTTGGTCATACCAGCGGTACTGGGAGACATTTTCAGCTTAGAAATGGCCTCTTTGGTATCGTAGAATGACTGCAGGTTACGCAGGAGGTTGGCAATATACTGAGCATACTGCTCATCGCTCAGCCTGTCCTGACAATGTGTATAGTCTTCACCCAGCTGCTGTAGGCCAGCGTAGACATTCTGGACCTGGTCGGTCTCATCCTTAGGCAGCTTATTGTTACGTGGCAGCCTGCCATTAGTGAGACTAAGTTTACGCAATAGCCACATGGCTTGGGCATAGTCAGGTGTGGTAGGTTTAGGATCATCGAGTGGTAAGTCAGTGATCTCAGCGACCCCACGTGCCTGGGCCATCGAGTTGACTATTACGTCTAGACCGGCCTGCAGCCAATTACGGTCAATCGGCTGCTTCTTGTCCTTGACGGCCTTGTCGAGGTACTTAGCCAGGTCGGGACGCACCTTACCCAGTTCCAAGTGTGCATACTCATGGAACCGGACGGCCCTGGACTCTTTGTCGTAGCCCAGCGGAACATAGAGTGTGTTCTCTGGAGACAAAGTGTTCGTGGACGCACCAAAGCCAGATGGCATCTCACGGACGTTGAACGGTCCCTTACCAGCTGGGATGGCAGGGATCGGTACGTCTGTGGGCTTTGAGCGTCGTGCACGTTTACTTCGTGTCTGCATAATGGTATTCCCCCTTTTGTTTGTGTACAACACTCTTACGCGGCTGCACCTACGCCAGCGAGCTTAAATGCCGCAACGATGTCGGCTGACCTCTGCCCAAACGCTAACTGTGCCGACTGCTTGGGATTGACCCCAGCCTTAATTAGCTTGGTGAATGTGAACGCACTACGTGGGCTGATAGCACGCTCAGGTGAGTCCTTGAACGACGCTTCGACGGCTGTGCCTAGGCCCTTTACTTCCTGGTCAAGGGCAGCAATCATCTGAGGGTGCGGTGTGCTGACCCAAATAACCGCCTCAAACCTGTCTGAGAGCGCTGGATCAAGGTCATCGGTACTGGAGTTAGCAGTAGCGACCACCTGGAAGCCCTGTGCAGGTGTTACGATCTCACCGCTGGGCAGTGGAATGGCTGTGCTGCCACCGTCTAGCACGCCTAACATGGCATCTTTGACAGCCGCAGACGCCCGTGCCAGCTCATTCAGCACCAAAAGCTGGCCTGAACGCATGGCAGTGATCACTGGGCCGTCGTGCCACACGAACTCAGTCCCTTTAGGCATATAGTGGCCTATGAGTTCCTGCAGCACGATGTCGTCACTGAGCGTAGCGTTGACCACTTCACGCTGGACGGTCTTGAAACGTGACTGGTCCATGCGGCTGTGGGTGGCGGCATAGGTTTTGCCCAGGCCGGGTGCACCATACAGGTAAATCCTGTCGAGATAGCGGAGGGCCAGGTCGAACATGGCCCAGCCATCGGCTTGTTTCACAGTTGACATATTGGTATCCCCCTTTATTTTGTTACAGTTACAGCATAACAAACTTAGTTAACGTGCCGATCCGGTGTGGGTACCGCAGGTACCTGGGACTCGGGGCTTTTCCGAGTCACTTCAGCCCTCAGCTCCCTGAGGTGGTTCATCTGCAGCTCCATCAGGGCCTTGAACAGCTCCACAGTCACGGGATCACTGGGATAACGCTGCAGCCCAGCATTCCGAATCAGGCGCATCTCGGTCATTTCGACTACGCCGGGGCGCTTAGGGTCGTTGACAGCCTTGAGCTTGACTATACCTAGCAGTAGCATTTTCATACCCAGTAGCCTACAGATACCATCAACCACCTTGGGTATGAAACGCTCCCTGAAGGTCAGTGCTTTACGTTCTGGCATGGTTCCCCCTTTGGGCCATAGTGCGGCCCCTTACTTCTTTGGCTTCGAGAAAGCCACCCTTAACTGGGCACTATGCTCAGCCCTTTTGAGCTTCAGGTAGGCACGATACTCACGCTTGATGCCCACCATAGTGTCTATGGACTCTTCCAGTGCCCGAATTTCGCCCACATCTACCCCATTCTGGCCTCTTTCGAGCCGGTATAGCCTCCAGATATGGTGGGTGGCCCGTATGAGCATAAGCTCTAGCGGGTCTATATCGTGGTAATCGTATAGTTCTCTATTACTTAGGCTCATAAGTATCCCCCTGTGTGAACTCTAACTATGCTGTGCAGGCAGCTCAGCCATCTGAACCTGTGCCAGCTGATATCCTAGCCACATAGCCGTAGCAGTAGCTATAGCTATACGTTGAGCTGCCTGCCTGCCATCCTTGGACTGAGCAATGGTAGTCATAATGGCCAGTGCGAATGCCTTGAACATCTCCTGGGCATTCTTATTGTCAGTGATCTTATCTACGAACTTAAATCCAGCACTGTCATCGCTAGGTATCAGTAGTTCATCTATGCTAGCCTGACTTAATACCTTAGCGTAGACAGTGTCAGATATCGTAGTAGGATCAAGTACGTTCTCCATGGTATCCCCCTTGGGGGCATAGAGCGCCCCCACTTTCACGAAATTGGAACGGTTAACGTAGCATACTGCTACTGCTACGGTCAAGTGTTATTCGTCGAACCCAAACGATGGGCGCGACTGCGTCTCTTCAGGTGCCTCACGCTTAGTGACCTGCGTAGACGCTGGCACCCACTTCGCAGTAATCCTAGCGCCATTAGAGCCCTCGATCATACAATTCACGCATATGACCTCGATGCCTTGGGCCACTAACTCAGTGCCAATCTCCCTGGCCGACGTGAGTGCCAGGTTTTCACACGAAATTGCGTCCCACGGCTGTGGTGCCAACTGTCCCCACCGCTCGTCAAAATAGCCCTGCACCCGCTCGTTATTTATCACATAACCCTCAGGTGTCAGCTTGACGGCGGTAGCCTGAATAGACACTTCATAACGGTAAATCTTAGTGTGCATAGCAGCACACTTATGTCCATTCGGGACCATCTTGTCGGCATGGAAGCTCCCTGCCCTAGTTAAACTAATCTCCATACGGTAATCCCCCTTTAAGAGTGAGAGCTGGGACGTGGCCTGAATAATTTCGTTAGCGACTGACCTGGGCAATCAGGCGCTCTAACCTAGCCAGCGCGGCTTCTATTGAGTCAGCATCGGCCTCAGGATTGGCAGACCTGTGCCACAGCCTGAGCCCCTGCTTATACGTATCCAGATTAGCCTCACGTGCCGCTGGATCAAGGTCAGCCCACATTTTCTGGGCAAAGTCCCACGCTTCAGCCTCAGCATCAACCTCACGCTGCAACACCTCAGGCGGTGCCTGATTAGTGTCCAGTGCATGCCTCAGCAGTGGTGTAGCTCCATGCCTCGGATCAGCCCTAGACACTGGCGTCTCAAATATATTGGCCAGCACGTGGCCAAACTCATGGGCCGCCGTGTCAACCATCTTCGCATCGGGCACCATGTCATTCGGGTACACGTCCACCATGTATAGCCCCAGCATGCGCCCCAGTCTATGACTGTAGGCTGGCCGGGTCACACTGGACTGCATTGGCCCATCTTCATGGACAGTGACCAAAATTATGGCCTGTTTAACTTTTGGCTTAGACATATCCTTAGACATCGGTACTCCCCCTTTACATACAGTGTGTAGAGTTACTGCAGATAGAATCTCAGTGTGCTGCGCAGCGACCCTAGTTCCGATTGCTGCGTAGGCGAGCCTTCAACGGGCGCTGGGCCAGGACCTGTGCGCCCAGGTGCTCTAGGTACTGTAATGGGCTCATCCTCAGCGATACGACGCTCAGCCTCTTCGGGATGCGCCTTGTCGTACTCCGCTTGGCGCCTACGGTTCTGTGCGATGATCGTTTGTAAGTCCCACATTTCACGGTATATCCCCCTTAAGGTAAAGTTACTGGGCTGGACTATGGTTCGATGGGCGTAAACGTGCTCAGGTCAGTGCCCAACGGAATGTTCACCGTTACCGAGATAAGCTCCGGGTACGGCTGCGGCACGACATACTTTTTAAGGTACAGCGTACCCATCTTGGGCGGCTGGCTATCCGGCACGATCTCACGATACTGAATCGCACCCGGCGTAGCCTTGTTGAGCCTGAACTGTAAATGCAGCGTCTGGCCCACCGACTGCCCATTGGGAACCTGTTGCTTCTCCACAGTGGGATGATTCAGTGGCGCAGTCGCCACACCATTACGTTCTGACATCGGTATACCCCCTTTAGGTGTACAGGACTGGGTGAAACTCGCTAACTTGCCATACCCTCAGCGTCGTACTCTTCAGGCTCAGCCTCAGCTACCTGCACGTACTGCCTGAAAAATAGCCTGTCTGCCTCATCAGCAGTGGCAGGTGCATGGTGCTTAGTACGTGCATTTTCAATGAGCACGATATCAAATGGCTCAGGTACATAGACCTTATAGCCATACTTGTACTTGATCCACGTAGGATTCTTATTGGCCCACACCACCATCAGAACATCGCTGCCCCGTGAGTCCTGGTGCCACACACGGGCGCTACTGTCCTGCACATAGCTATGCCGGACCTCAGAGCCAGTATCGTTATCGTGCCAAGTAGCACCACCCCAACCATGATCCCTTAATCCACTGTAGCCAGCCTCAGCTACAATCTTAATCAGATCATGGCCAATCTGCTCAGGCGTAGCACCCTCAGCAGGATGGTACGTTCCAATAACTTTATACGGCAACTTGCGCATAGTATCTCCCCCTTAGTTCACAGCAGAACAAAATTGTGGGGATGCCTATAACAGCGGACTCAGCACATCTCAGCTACATTGCGTGTTTGTCTGCCAATGTAGCAGTGCATGTTGGGGGAGAGGATATAGCATGCCAACGTCAGAGTCAGGCATCCCCCATAGGCCCGTACTGGCGCCTAAACTCGTTAGACAGTGACTTAGACAAGTACTACGTCAACATGTGGATACGGGTTCATCTCCAGCTCCACACTGTCAATGTAGCACCATCCCCAATGCTCGTTGGGCTCCACAGACCTGATAATGTGATGCCCCTGTGAATGCGCATGACGCGCCGCATGTTTATTGTCACTGGAGTTGCAGCACGCAATGTGTCCACACACCATACATTGGCGTAAGTGGACCCACCCCTTCACATACCCCTCCGCAACACAGTCTTCACACACGACTGTACGGTCGCCAAACGGCAACCTGTGGTCAGCTTCCACAACAACCACCCTCGCCTGTGGCTTAATCTCACTGAGATGTGTACACGGCTTATAACTATCAGTCATCATGGTATCCCCCTTTGTTATCGGCTGGGAAAGCTCGTTAGCCGGTGGCTAAAATCAACAATATCAACACTATAATGGCTGTAATCATACTCACCTACATACTGCCTAACGCATGGGGCATGGGGTCACGCTTTGGCCGGACAGCTATGGAACGCTGTCCCCATGGCGGAATAGGAACCCACACAAACTTTGGCCTACGTCCAGTGTAAGGACGCCTGCGGGTAGCCAAACGAAAAGCCCCAGCCCTCAGCTTCGATAACTTACGTCTACGCATATGTCACCTCACTGTGGGAAACACTGACGAACAGGTGGCTACTGATGTTCCTAGCATACAGCCTGCGGTCTCGCTAGACGGTATAACAAACTCGCTAGCGTCCTGACCAATAGAACCACCTGTGTCAGTGCAAAGGGGGGAGTGTGCGCTAGGATTACCCATCCTCAACGCACACACGCACCAAGATGTGACTCGCTCAGGCGCCTACTCCACCTGAGCTGACCTAAACAGCAGGTCATGGTCACGCTTGCGTGACCTTAGGACTCGTTAGAGTCCTAGGCCGCGTCCTCGTCCTCGTCATCGAAGTCCGCAGGTTCCAGAGCTTCGTACGCATCCACAGCCGTCTGGCCGATATCGGCCCCAGCTTCAAACCGTTCTTTTAGCCCAAACGACTGCGGAATACTGTCCACACCCAAGCCGCACATCTGGTGCATGACATTGTCCACCTGAGTCTTCCACTCCTGGTAGGACAACTCACGCTTGGCCGGTTTCACTGTGCGCTTGGTACGGGTAGCAGTAGTAGACATAGTGTGTGTACTCTCCTATTCACAATACAGTTCACAATACAGGTGACTATGTGACCGTTCCTAGCATGGAGCCTGGGGTATCCACAGCTTTGGACACTAACCCTGTCCAAAAGTTGCGCAAGCGCAACAATCTGAGCGATTTAAGCTCAGACCCTGTGGGCCTCAGTCACATAGCTCACGTTTACGTGAGCATTGCACCGTAAGGTGCAAGGCACCTGGGCGAGCCACACCTTGATACGTTACCTTTTTGAATCCCGTCCGCAGCATGGTCACGGAACGCGAGGGTCACTTTCGTTAACACAGTCTGTGTCTCGCGTGCGGCTGTCTAGAAGTGCGACAACAGCCACATTATCAACACGATGGGCAGTAGCACTAGTACCGCGTAATATGCTACTCCTATCAACAAAAAGACGCCAGCCAATACGTTCTCGGCTGTGTCTGCCAGTACATCAACAGTCACTGCCAATAGGCGCCCCATCAGGTTGACAACGGCGCTAAGCTATTCATCAGCTTAATGCCTGCCTCAGTAAGATGAAGCACATTCCCACTGATGGTCACATACCCTTGACTCGTGAGGAACGTAATCAACCTCTGATGCTGGTCTAGCGTAGCCCCAAAAGCCATCAGCGCAGAGTAGATAACCCCATTCGGCGCCCCAAACTCGCCCCCTGCGTTGATAGCATCCAACACAGCGAACAGAATCAGGAGCGCAATCATGGGCTTACCAACAGGACGCCCTAACGACGCTTGCGCGTCAGGGCCAGTCTGCCCCTTGACGGCCTCAGTGAACTGACCCGATACTAACTTACCTGCTTGTGCATCATTTGTCATGTTTGTAACCCTCCCGTACCGTAGCCACTGTGACGTACGGTACACTGCGCGAGGGTCACTCACGCTTACAGTTACGCCTGCGCTCGCGCTCTTCACGCTCTTGGATGACTGCTACTACCGCAAAGAACAGCATCCAAAGCAGCGTATATCCAATGATATCAAGCATATACGTAACCCTCCCACAGTGTACCGTAGCCACGCTACGGACAGACCGCCGTTTTATTGCCGCTGGCACCTGACCACAGCGCCGGTATTGGCTCTCTCTGCATACGTTTGTGAAGGCGAACCGCACATAGCGTTTTCTCTCGCTAGCGGTGCGTCGGAACGCACATACAGCAAAGCAATACTCTCGCGGACAATACGCGAATCGGATTCCCCACACTATCCCACACTTTCTCTGCGGCTTACCCGTAACACGTAGCACGATTGCTCCGCTCGCAATGCGCGGAATGGTACCACGTGCGCCAAAATGGCTAATTGGTGCGCAGTGTGCCAAGATAGTGACTCCCACACATAGGCGCGGTTATCATTGCACGAATTACCATGCACACGGTTGCGAACTAATGTGCACATGGGCAATGCCCTATGTTCACCCAACGTATGGGAAGCGAACCCAGAATGTACGGTGTGCGAGTGACTACCCGCACACTTAGCTAAACTTCGCTAAGTAACGCCTAGTCGCTGAGTTACAGTCTCCACAAAACATACTGTTCTTATCTGCCGGTTTACCGCACGTACACTGCGCTTGTGAATACGTTTCCTCTTGTGAGAGTAGACGTTCACCCGTATGCACGTGTGGCAACTGTAACTCACCGATAGGCGAATCCCGCTTGATACCGCGTGAACCCTTGTGCTGCGGTGCCAGTGTGAACCTAGGACCACGTCCCAAGGCCCGCTCTGCCGCCGTCGCTGGCAATTCGTAACGTTTGCTCACGTGTCCATCGGCATCCCTCAGGGGACGTTCTCGACGTACCGTAACCCCAAACGTTTCAAACTGTTTCCACGCGCTATCATGTTTACGATGTGGCATGTGTCACCCCCACACCGTACACTCTAGATATCCTCAGTGGTTGACTCATACGCTTCCGATGCTGTTAACACCGTGTACGTACATGCGTTACTAACTGAGGCTCGCCTGAGTCTGCCGCTTGTTTTCTCTCAAACGGCACATTGCGTAGTGCACACGCATGGCCACATGCGCCAACCCTTTGTTATCAACACCTTGCGCATCCGTAGCAGTCGTAGCAGTAGTAGTAATTACACTGTACGCGTAATCGTTACACGCTCGCACATATATACGTTGCCGCAGCCGCACGCACACGGTCCTACACGTGTAGTAGATGGCCAGATACGTTAGCGATAGGCATAGTTACGTTAGCGTTACGTGTCACGCGCCACGTGCTACTACTACGGGTACCCCATCTCTCGTAGGTCGAGCTACGTGTCTATATCTACGCTGTGCGCGTGGATGTCTATGCCTTAGTAGGCGTAAAAATTAGTGGGTAAATTATGCTCAACCAGGTTCAGTAAGTGTTACCCGTACTTGATAGGCACACTTGTGCTGTTTGAAATATTCAGGGGGCTCGGTATAGCAGATTATAATAGTGTGGTCGTCCAGGGTGTCATCGTACTCAAGGGTGGCGTTGCAGAACCGGATTACTCTATCGTTATCCAGGTGAGCGTCAGGGAATAGGTCGGTAATCAGTTTAGCTTTGGTGGCTCGGGAACATTTAATGGTGTCAGGCTCAGTGTAGCCCCATACCAGCACATAGTAAGCGTCTTGCAATAGTGCCATGCTCAGCGGTCCAGAACGTTCATAAGTTACAGTGTTCACAGGTTAGTATACTCCTGTGGGACCTACTTGACTGTGCCCAAAACCCAGGTGCAAATTATAGACATCCCTCATCCAGCCGTGCTTCACGTTGTGCTGGCGCATCCATGCACACACAATCTGATCTTGCTGGTTAGCTGGCCCAGCGAACGTATCATAGGGAATCTGGTGGGGGGCAGCAAAGTATGGCGCCCCACACGAATTGTTGGCACCGACTACCTCGTCTGCCCCAACATGCTCAGGGGGACGCTCCACCGGAATATAACTTACTGGGCACAACATTGTGTAGTCACTGTGCCTATTCCACAGTGCCAGTGCCCGCTCCAGCCACTTCCCACCTATCGGCAGCCGGTCGTCATCGGTCAGCACATAGGGTGTTGACTGTGCCTGGGTATCCGCATAAGCGCGTGAGGCCCAGTGAAAGTTGTCCAGTGGCAGCACTTTAGCTCTAGCTACACTTACCTCCTCAAGGCAATCTAAACTTACTTCTTCAAGGCATGATCCCTCGGCTGCAATAATATGTAGCTTTACATCCAGCTGATCGCGCCACCAAGCTATACACGTTATAGCCATGCCTCCACGAATCCAGTTCTGCGGCGCACATCTCAGGTATACATCAATCACTTGGCCACTTCCACTACAACGAGCACAGTCAGCATGATCACCTCGTAGGCCATTAAAATTAACATGACCATGCGGTAGTTCAGGTCTAGCCAGCTAACCATCTTGTGCATAGTGTCTCCAATCGCCATATTATGGAATACAGCGTAACAGACCTCTGCCACTACGGCAGGCAAGTTAGTAGCACATGGGAGGTCACCACCTATCGCGGAAGGCGCCTGCCTTGGCGAGGCGCAGCATTTCAGATTGCCACCTGCGGCCATGGTTGTTAACCGTGGCCATGTGGGCCATCTCATGGAGCAAGCTCATCTCAATCACGTCCTGCCAGGGCTCCAACTTGTGATTGAACAATATAAGCTGTGGGCCACTCTCTAACTTATATTTACGCGCACACACCTTAGGAGGCAACCGGGTGGTCCACATCAGCACAGTGTCACGTGGCAGCCTGCCCCCAAAATACATCCGGTTAAAAGTGCTATACCTCTGGTGCAGCCACTGGCTCAAGCGCTAACTCCATCTGCTCAGGTGGCGCAGGGTTATTGGCATACTCGTCCCGGAACAGTTCCCGGATGGCCACAGCCCGCTCCAGGTTATCTGCTAGAAACTTAGTGGCCTCAGGTGACTCAGGGCCGTGGTAGCCATTACGCCAGTCCTGGATACGAGCCTTGTAAAACTCCCCCAGTCCCTGCTCAGTGATCACATCCCGCATCTCTTCGTGGGCCGCTTGGTCTTTGCAGAACTTACTAACGTTCTCAACAACGTCTGCATGCATCAACATACAGCAACCACACTTCGCTAGGTCCCACGGGTACATGGCCTGGCTCCAACTATGGTAGCTAGTCATTTAGGTTCCTCCATTTTAGGGAATGTCTCATAGTCTCGGGTAAAAAATTGGCACGTCCAGTCAGCCGGTACGATCTCATCTTCACTGTCTGGGCGCATCACTTCACACACCATACTCCCTGTCAGTGGGTTCCAGAACCAATGCACACAGGCACAACATGGGTAGCCATCGGCATCCTTCTGAAACTGTACCTGCTCAGGGGTAAACTTGTCCGGGCGCCGGTCCATCATGGTGTAGTACTGTTCCAGTGTAGCCAGCTTAGAGTTTGGCACTGCAGCTCCAGCAATAGTGATCTGCCAGTAAGGTCACCGCTTGACAGGCTCCACAGAACCCGCCTTCCATTAACCTGCTACCGTCCCACCTGCAGAACTTATCGCCTGGCCTAGGCTGGGTATTACATTTAGGGCATACTGACCCAGTGACTGTAGGCCCTTCAGGAGGTGCCTCCATGATGGGTGGATCAGTCTTCTGTACGACATCCCTCGCAGGCAGATGACATATACAAGCACACTTACTATCCTGGCACATGTGATGCCGGTCTGCAGAACAATCAAACGTTACTCCTCTAGCTACTGCTCGTTCTGGCATGTAATCTCGCAGCCGCTTTACGGCCTTGTATACGGTGGCATATTCGGCAGTCCCTACCACGATTATTACGCAGCATTAGGTTGTCACCACTAAATGGGTGGCCATGTTTGCAGTAAGTCTTGCGGGCTTGCATCGCTGCGAACCCTACCCTCTTAGCTTATTTACTTTGGGTGTAACTGCTTCAAGGTGGTATGGATTAACACAGGCACGATTACGGCATAGATGATCTAGCTCTAAGCCATTAGGCACGTCTCCACGTAGTAGCTTATACCCAACTTGATGGGCGCCCACACTTTTACCTTGTAAGCGCATAGAGCCATAACCATGGCCAGTAATTGCTCCTAGCCACCGCCAACATAGACCTAGTTGTGGGCATTCTCTAGGGAGCGGTCCATCTGGGTTGACAAACCGCCAGAAGTCTTCTAGCGTATTGGGCACACCCCTCATAGCACCTCTTCAGTGGCCGGATCAGGCTCACGTTGTGGTCTGTCACGCCACCTAGCCCTCCACGCCTTGTCGGCATTCCTCTTGGACGCAGCCCGCTTCTTAGGTGACTTGGAGGCGCCACCCATCTTACCAATTCTGCTCAGGTACTCAAACACCTCACCACTTGTTTTTGGCGGCATCCACCGCTCCCAATGACTGTTGATATATGCCACCACTTAAAGCTGCCTGCTGTAGCCCTCCATAAGTAACGTGTTGAAAATCGAGTTGGGTCGTAGCACTGGTAGTAGTAGGTATAGTCATATACCCACTGGTACGTGCGGTCACCATCATGCCGCGCTTATTAAGCTCAGCAATCAGTTCGTGAGTATCCACGGTGCCCAAGAACATAGAACGGTAGACTTCTAGTGGCACCATTGTGGGCGACGTTGGAGATGGGACTAGCTCCTCTGCTGGTTCAGGTGAGGTAGGTGTGTCTTCGTCCCAGATAATTTGTGTAGCCACGCCTATGCCCCCGCACCCTTGCCATCTTCATACAACTCAGCCAGCGCTCCCCCTGATGCGGCCACCGCACCACTAGAAGCCCTAGCTGCCTTAGCCGCTCGTGCATGCGCCATAGCTTCAGCCATCTGCGCCTTAGTGCGCCGGTGCCGCTTCACTTTGGGTGTGGCCACCTTAGCCTTACTAGGATGCGTAATTCGCTCCTGCATGATTTCGGTAACCAGCTGATACGCCACGCGAGCCGTATCGCTATCAGCCTCGCGGAAGAAACTAATGGACCTCGACAACGCCGTACCTTTAGACATTGTGAACCTCCTTAGGCATTGAATACCACACTAAAAGTGGCTATGCAAGTACTAATTTTAATGGTACTCTGTGGCCATGCGAAAGCTCAGCCAGAAGGCCATCGACAACACCCTGCAATATTTCAAAGAGGTGGACGCCCGCCGCTCGCAAAAGCCCACCCTCAACAATTACGCCAAAGATAACCGCAAACACGGTGGCGGCGCCAAGCCCTTTAGACACGTCCCCCCACACCTCCGCGACACCGCCTGGGCCGAATACAACAGGCTATATGACAAGGCCGTCCGCGAAGGCAAGCCCATCACCCAGCAAAAGATCGGCTCCATGATGGCCAACGCCGCCTACATCGCCATCTACGCCCGAGGCAGCCGCCGCTACATAAACTGGATGCACCGCTGGCAGATACGCACCTACCTGTTCAAATGCTACCTCCACCAAACGATGGCGCCACCCGAGGCCCGCCGCGACCCCAAAGACGCCCGCACAACATTTGACTTGACAGGCGTTTAAGGTAATAGTAGTACTAGACCCATGGACGCCCCAGTCTGCCCGAACCACAAAAAGGGCACGTGTGAGCGCAGTGACCCAGTAATCTTAGCTCAAGACGACGAATACTATCAGTTTGGCTGCCGCACATGCCGCTGTGGCTACGTGTTCACCACCCCCCATGGCAAAGCCAGGGCGCAGTGGAAACTCGAAATGAACCGGCGCCGCGAGCTTCAACTCACTAACCGTGACAGGCATGTGTTCTTCATAGCGCCCCAGGGAGGGTGGAATGCCGAAGTCTAGCCTGGCTGTCAATCAATTTAACGTCCCCACCGAGACCGACTGGAACAGTTTGTCGCTAACCAACTACGAAAAGCTGCTCGCCGAAGTCAGAGCCAGTGCCGACGCCGGTACACGCATATACAGCCAGCGCAACTCCCAGCAGAAGAAAGAGTACTGCATCGTGTGCCACCACGAGCTGCCCACCCGCGTTGAGCACGGGCGCAATATTTATAGCCCAGTGTACACGCAGGCCCGCATGAACGTTAAAACTGGCGTGGTGGAGCGCGAATCTATCTGCAGCCAAGGGTGTCACATGAAAGCGGCCATGGGTGGCATGTTCAGGTCAGTAAGTCCAAACGGAAGGGAGCGCACCCGGTGAACATCCAACGCTCCGTAGACCTTCTTGAAAAGCTGCCTATCAAGGACATCCAGACTGGCCGCACTGTACCTTTTAAGTTACGTCCATCGCAGCAGATATTTACCGATAAGATCACAGCGCAGTACGCAGAAACTGACCGAGTCCGTGCCATCGTGTTGAAGTCACGCCGCGTGGGCATATCAAGTGAAGTAGACGCTCTGCTGCTGCTACACTGCCTGGCCCGCGAACAGGCCCACGCAAAAATCGTAGCGCACCTGAACGACACCGCTGAAGGTTTATTCAGAGTCCCCCGCGATCTCGCTAAGGCACTCCCCGTAAAAGTGGGCGACATCTTCACCAAACACATTGTCGTTAAGCACAAAGGCGGCGACAGCATCTTGGACATCGCCACCGCAGGCTCATTAGGCGGTGGGCGCGGATTAACACTGTCTGCTTTACACCTAAGTGAAGCCAGCCAATTCCCTGGTGAGGGAAGCTTCCTGTCACTATTGCCAGCCGTCAGCGAAGGTCCTGATACGATGGTCGTCATCGAATCCACCGCCTTCGGCAGAGTAGGCCCAGGTAAAGTGTTCTACGAGTTCTGGAAATCCGCAGTCGCAGGCCACAACGGCTACGTGCCAGTGTTCATCGGATTCCTAGATGATCCAATCTGCGTAGGTGATCCAGAGGATGCAGAAGACGCACCTGCCAACGACTTAGAGCGCGAGCTGATGGCTACACCATTCAATGCCAACAAAGCGCAGATCGCTTGGATGCGCTACACTCTAGAAAATAAATGTCAAGGCATGCTGCCCCGCTTCATGCAAGAGTTCCCTTGGACACCGGAAATCGCGTTCGTTGCATCAGGTGACCCAGCATTCCCATCTGACGAAGTAAAGTTCGTGCGCCAGTGCGTAGTCACCCCAGTCGCCAAAGGCCACCTACACTGGGACGCCGACCACCCCCGCTTTGAAAAGACCACCCAGGGCTCCATGTTACTGTGGGAAGAGCCTAAAACTGGCCACACATACTACATAGGCGCCGACGCAGCCGTAGGCGTAGAAGAGGGCGACTTCGCAGCATTCACGGTCATTGACGGCACAGTGGGCGCAATCGTAGCTCGCTACAGTGAACGCATCACCCCAGACATCCTAGCCCAGTACCTCAACGTGGCGGGCCGCTGGTACAACAAGGCCATGCTCAACGTCGAACTCACCGGTAACAGTGGCCGCGAGACCATCCGCATCCTGCGCGACCAGCTTATGTACCCCAACTTCGCCCTGTGGAAGGGCAAGGACGACAAGTGGGGCCGCAAGCCTTCCACACTGATCGGCTGGGAAACCACCACATACTCGCGGCGCAAACTGTTCGATAACTTCCGTACCTGCATCCGAGGGCGCATGCGCGGCGAAGAGTTCCCCACCTTGACAGTCCGCGACGAAGCCTGCCTCGAACAACTTGATCAGGCTACCCTAGTCGAGAGCGGCAGGTGGGAAGTCGAGTACGGCCACGACGACATCTTAATGTCAGCTATGCTCGCAGCCATCGCGTACGTACAGAACCCGCCCCCCAAGGTACTCGGCAAGCGTGTGTGGCGCGACCCCTTCGTGATGGGCTCCGAAGACGAACAGCTGCGCGAAAAGCTCCCAAAGTGGCAAGACGACCTGGAGTTCAGCCTGCAGCGCCACTTCAAAAAGGTTATGTCATCGTCAAAAGGTAGCAGTAAGCCGATACTAGGACATGGACTGGAGGGTATCTAACATGGCACGCAGCACAAAAGGCCGTATGAAAGGCCGCCACATGCATGGCGAACCCACCGGCGGCTTCATCCCATCCCAGGGCGTCAGTGAAAAGCGTGGCGCCAAGGTATCTAGGCTGAGGTCTGAACAGTCCGATGCTAAATATGGTAGACACAGGGGCCGGGGTAGGCGCTAATGCCCAGCCACACACGAGGCAAACAAGACCCCTTATCGTACTACACCCGCATCTTGCTCGCGTTGGCCCGCAGGGAAGGTGGCGAACTGCGCGTCAAATGCAGCGATATCGACGCCCTGAACGAGAGGGCCATACTCTACACAGACTACGATCCCGGCAGCGGTGAGCTAGTGCTCAGGGCAGGCAGTCAGTTTGCAGAGATGATGATAATTAATCCAGAGGCCGCCGAATGGATAAGACCCGAACGCATTCAGGAGCAGGCAGCGAAGGTATCGAAAATGGCCGTCCCGACCGACAGCGACCTAGCGGAGATCGAAGCCGGGTTACTGCGCCGAGCGAACCAGCGCCGCCAGAGCATGAATACGCCTCGGCCACCGACATCCTAAAGGACATTGGCCAGGCGTTCAAACGTAACCGGCGCACTGGACGCATGACGGCATGGGCCGACCTGCAGAGCAAAATCATGGGCAACCCACAAATACTGGTCCCAAACGTGATGACGCTAGAGGGATGGATAAAAGTTGGAATCGCCATCGAGGACTTCATGCGCACTGAAGAGGGCGTAAAAAGTGAAGACCCCATCGCCGCCCTGCGCAGCTACCTGAACGGCGACGACACTCTGCTGGCTAAACCTAAGGTGCAATAGTGACTGACGATAAAATGTGGGCTTACGTGGCTGGGTTTGTAGACGGTGAAGGGTGTATACGAATTGCTCAAGGAACAAATCACATAAGTCCTAGTATCACTGTTGGACAAACGGAGCGCCAAGCTGGTGTCCTATATGTAATACAAGAGTTTTTGAAGCGGCAGGGGATAGCTTCTTATATAAATAAAGCTCACTGGGCGCATAGGATACGTGGAACACAACCATCGTTGAACTTGCGTGTGGCTAAGCGGGTTGACGTAGAAAAATGTCTACGGCTGCTTCTTCCATACTTAATTGTCAAAAAGCTAGCTGCCCAGGATGTTCTGCGATTCTGTACAATGTATCCTCGCTTGAACTCGTCTAAACTACACCACCTTTTGTACCCTGCAGTCAGAGCGAAAGAGACTTGTCGCAATGGCCATCCATGGACTGAAGAGAATACTATTTGGTATCCAGAAGGTGGGCGCACTTGTAGGATATGTCGGAAAGCTACGCGACATGCTTATTATGAAAAGTTGCGTCAAGCAAAGGTAGCCTAGTATGCCTATCACCAATATAAAAAGAGAATCAGCTCAAGAGAGCCCTGACTTAACTATCACCAGACAAATGGATGAGTTGGAACGGCTGAGTCAAGACGAACGTGACAACACCCTCGGCGATGACTGGTTCCAAGAGGTCCGCGACTTTCACAGTTTGACAGGTAGGTTCCCCGCATCCCCCACCTTTAGACCTAGGGTAGTGGTGCCGCAGCTCCAAACCCTGATGCTGAACGAAGCCACCGACCTCAGCGATCAGCAGCCCAAAATATTCATCATGAAAGACGGCAAGCGCGACCGTGCCGCCGAAGACGGCTTCACCGAGCACTGGCGTCAGCAGTACTTCAACAACAAAATATTCCTGGCCGAACTGTGGGGCCTCTATTGTGGCACCGGCTTTATCCAAGTAGGCTTCGACCCCGAGGCCAAGCGCGGCCAGGGCGAAGTGTGGATGGAAGTCCGCGACCCCAGCACAGTGTTCCCCGACCCTGGATCAGCGGACCCCGAACAGTGGGTCTACGTCATCCTCAAAGACCGCATGTACATTGACGAAATCCAACGCCTGTGGCCCGAGAACGGTTACCGAGTCCATCCACGCAACGTACTAGGGCGAGCGTCTGCACCCCCCGACGGCTTCGACATTGGCTTAAAGTTACCCGACGGGCCCATGAGCATCAGCGGTGGCATACCCACAATAAAGCCTAGTGGCGACGGGCGCCTTACCGTAAGACACCTGTACATCCGCGACTACACCGCCATGGACATCCCCAAGGAAGACGTTGAACGAATCCAGTCCCAATTAGGAGCACTGATCCCCGCCCCCCAACGCAAGCTGCGATGGCCCAACGGACGCTGGATCGTAGAGTGCGACGGCATCGTTCTGGCCGACGGCGACAACCCTTATCCATTCCGCAGCTGGCCAATCATCCCCTACCACGCCATGCCTACCCTGGGCAGCTTCTGGTGCCCACCGCCCGTACGCTACACAAAGGGTCTACAGGAGCTAGCCGAACGCCACCTGACCCAGAACTTCGAGAACGCCGTCCGCACCAACAACATGATCTGGTTCATAGACGAACGCACCGGCCTGCGTGCCGAAGAGTTTGGCGGCATCCCCGCCCAAGTATGCATCATCAACGCCAACAGTCCTGTGCCCGAATGTAAATATCCCCAAGCCATGCCCGCCCACATGACCCAAGCGCCCCAACAGTTACTCACGTTGCAGAAAGAGCTACAAGGATTCACTCCAGCCAGAGCGGGCCAACAGGCCCCCGGCAACGTAGGCGCCGACCTGAACGACGCGTCGATATTCCAATCACAATTCCTGACCCGCATGCGTGCTCGTATGATGGCCGAGAGCGTCCAGCGCACCGCCGAACTGGTGTTCTGGACCATGCGCAACTTGAAACAGGGCACACAATTTGTCAGCCAAGATAGTGGCGACGTAAAACTGACGGCGTGGCCCGAACTAGGCCCCATCGAAGACTACGACGTTTACTTAGACCACACATCCATAAGGCCCATGTCAGCAGCCGCCATGCGCTCACTCGTGATGGGTCTATTGAAGGAAGGCCACCTTCCATTACAATATGCCCTTGAGGCACTTGACTTCCCGGACGCCGCCGAAGTGGCTTCCGCTCAGCGAGAAGAACTCCAGCTAGCCGCCCTCAGCAAACTCAAGAGGCCCCGATAATGCCAACCACCCGTGAACACTTCAAACGCACTCACCCTCAATACAACTGGTACGACACAATTGAGGCCGCTGAGTTCTACGGCATAGCTCCACGCACCGTCCGCAAGTGGTGTGTAGACGGCACCCTGGTAGACGCAGGCTGCGCTATCTACCGTGGCCCTAAGAGCCGTGGTAAGCAATGGTTAATCGGCATGCCCAGTACGGAGCATACGGCCCAGCCCTCCTTGTAATCCCCTCAGGCACCCCCCACCCTTACAGCGTAATGTTAAACGGCCACGACATTTCACGTATAAGCTGGCACGACCGTGGAGAATATTGGGACGCCGAATACGTTGTCGATGGCACCCACGTTCCACTGTTGATCCACAAAAGTATCCAAGAAGACGCACGCTATAAGTTCGGCAGCGAATCATTCTGGGAATATGTGGAGCGTTCCGCTATCAGCGCTTGGCAATCATGGCTTGCTCACCCAGAATGGCGGATCAATTAAGTGGCACGCGGGCGCAGAAATCGCCGCCACACTCTTAGGCGTCCTAGCATGCGTAATTACGTGCGTCGCAGTCGTTAGCAGGAGGAGGGCACATGGCAGCTGCAACTGTTAACAGTTATGTGTACTGCTACAGCGGTAACCGGCGCATGTACTGTGCCAACATTAGCGTGGCCAACACGAACACCCTCGCAACCGGTTTCGGCATGATCGACTCTTTCTCCCTGGACTCATCGGCTCAAGCTACGCTGGGAGCCACGATCTCCGGGGGCACATTGACTTTTGCGTGTAGTGCATCGGACGCAGCTGCATCCCTCGTAGTATTTGGAGTGTGACATGTCAAACGTACTGACAGGCGGATCAATCTTCAAGGGCGGTGGCAAGGGTGGCCGTAAAGGTGGCCGCAAGGGTGGCAGACGCCGCTAACAATTTTACTCGTAGTACCCCCCATGCGGGTCTCCCCTTCCAGGGGTGAGCATGGAGAAAAGGAGACCAAAATGCGCGTGACCTTCGTTGATCGGAGACACCGTGGTCGTAAGGGAAAGCGGAAATAGCAGCACCTAAGCAAACTCAGGGGGGAGGGCTGCGGCTCTCCCCGTAGTCTCAAGGAGCCAGCGTGACAACGCGATACGATAACCGAGGCATTAAACGCACTCCAACACTGTGGTCACCCGTAAACGACCACGACAGCTACCCCTACGAAACCGACACGCCGATGGTAGACGACGACATTAACACTGTGATGCCCGCCGATCCCATGAATTACGCTCCAGCAGGCGACTCAGCTAAATCCAGCAAGGGTAAGGAGAAATAGCCATGGCACAGAAATCCGGTCCCGCAGCCAAGCGTTACGATCCAGCGAGCGACGACAGAGAAGGCGTGCGCGAGAACGTAGACTTCCCCGACTTCAACACGCCTCTAAACGTCATGAAGGCCGCAGCTGAACCCGGCCCCGACGTGCTCGATCTGATCGACCCCTGGGACACCGGCGGCGAACCGCCTGACCCGAACAACTTTGTAGCGCACCTAGAGATGGGCAAAAAGGGTAAGAAACGATAGTGGCGAGTCCGTCAAATCCGTTGGCCTCCCTGCTCGGCCCAGCCCTCACTTCATTATCGGCAGGAGCGGGTGGTGGTGCGGGTGGCCCCGGTGGTCCAGGCGGTGGAGGTGTCCCAGGTGAAGGCTCCTCTGACGCAGGCAGTCAGGTCAGCCAGATGTCAAGCGAACTCCACGGCGCCGACCCAGCCTTCCTGATGCGCACCCTACAAAGTGTGAAAGCCGCCCTGATGGCTGCATTCGTCCAAAGCGGCATGCGCCTGCCTAACGTGTCTGGGCACCTAAGCCAAACTGTAAAGGCCCTGGACAAGGCACTCAAAGAGCTGCAGTCAGCCCAGTCAACCGAGGGCGCTGTCCGACCACCCCTAGGATTCAGCGCCGCCACGGGCGCACCAGCGGCAACTCAAGCGGGAGGCGGCCCCAGCACACCGCCATCGGTAGCATAGGAGCATAGATGCCCACTCTCGATGAACTGATTGCTGACAGCAAACTGGCCGACGACCTCGAACTGGCCATGGGCGACACCAAAATTAAACTTGGCGACGTGCGCAAGTGGCGCTCAGCACAGACCGACGACATTGCTAAGCGTGCCAAGGCCGTAGACGTAGAACGCGAAAAGGTCAACAAGCTAGCCGAGGACGCCCTGAAGCTATGGAACCAGATGAAGGACGCGCCCCCTCCCAGGACCGCCGAGCCCAAGCACGATGACGACGACATGGCCTGGGCCGAAGACCCCTGGCTCGCCAAAGTGGGCAAGGCCATGCAGAAAATCTCTAAGCAGCTTGCCGACCAGCAGGCCAAGTACGACAAAGCGCTGGAGGATCACAAAGCGGCTCTAGCACAGGGCTTCAACTATGTCGTGACACGCGACTACGAGCAGCGCTGGAACGGCCTGCCCAACAAGCCCGCCGACAAGTCCTGGAAGGATTACTTAAAGGTCGCCCAGGACAACAAAATTAACGATCAGTGGGGCCTGCCTGACCCGATCAAAGCCTACGAAGAGTCCACTAAGGAAGACAGGTTGGCCGCACTCAAGCTAGCCGAATACAACCGTGGCATCGAAGAGGGCAAGAAGGTTGCCGCTGCCACCCAGGTTCCTCGTCCCGGAACCAGCCAGGTCATACCGACCAGGCCGAAGGGCGACAAGGTGTATAGCGAGGTCAACGACCTGCTGGACGATGCGTTCGGCGACCAAGACATTCAAAAGTTGATGACCGGTGGTTCGGTCCAATAGAGTTTAACGGAGGCATATCATGGCTGGTGTTGTAGGTACTGGAGTCCAACAACCGACGGCGCAACTGCAGAACACACTTGACGCCATCTCCACAAAGTACATTGACGGTAAGTTTGGAGATGTCGTCTTCAGACCCAGCCCATTGCTGTGGGCACTCTTCCGCCGAGGCCGCAAGTTCGACTGGGGTGCTGAAGTTGTGTACCCCCTGATCACCACTGTGCTCTCGACCAGAGGGCCGTACTGGGGCGACCAGCTCTTGCAGACCACCATCATCGACCCCATTCAGCCCGCTAATCAAGTGTGGCGTCCATATTACCAGAACCTATCACTCCCAGTAACCGATATCATCCTGGGGCGCGGCGGCCCGATTGGTATGGACCTCGTGAAGAGCATGCTCCAGGTAGCCGCTGGCTCCATGCTAGACATGCTCTCTAACGCCCTGTGGGGCGTGTCTCCCTTTAACAGCGCGATAGACGTAGACAACATCGTCGCCTGGGTACAGACCACCAACAACACTATCGCAGGCATCAACAGGTCAACCAGCACATTCTGGAACCCGACGGCCAACTTCCCCGGTGGTGGCACACCTCTAACGCCCGCCAACGCCGAGACCGCTTACCAGGGCGTCGTACTAGGCTACGACGAACCAGACATCATCGCCATGGACAACACGCGTTACGCAGGCTTCAAGAATCAGTTCACACCCCTAGTGCGCTTCAGCCAGATGGTCCAGGACAAAGAAGCCCTCCAAGCAGGCTTCCGCTACCACTTTATTTACAACAATGCCGTCGTGATCGCCGATCCGTTCTGCCCCGCGCAGACTGCGTTCATCCTGAACAGCAAATATATCTGGCCAATCTTCAACGCTAACGACTACTTTAAGGTTGATCCATGGATTCGTCCTTCCAACCAAAGGGTTGTGGTTTCGCAAATATTTTTAACTTGGCAAATCGGATGCAACTCACCAAGGATGAATCGCGCCATAACCGGTTTAGCCTAAAGAACTTACGGTACAAGGAGCATACAGATGGCCATTAACAATAGCGTCACTAAAATCTCTCCCGGCCTAGGCAGCGGGTTCCTGGCCCAGTCGCTGGCCAACGCCCTATCAGGTACTGCGGCCCAGACGACTACGATCACACTCACGTCTGGCACCGCGACCAAAGGCTATGTGCGGGCACGCATCTACGGTCCCTACACTGGCACCACGCCTACGTTCGTATCTCTCACAGTCACTGGTGGAGACGGCACCAACACGGTCACGTTTGCAGAGTTCTCACCAGCGGTGGCGGTCGGCCTGACTGCATCCACAGTATACGTAGACTGGTGCCACCCATTCTGCGTAGAACTGATGGGCACCGTGACCACTGGCTTAGTGACCATTAACTTTATCACCACGCTGGGGGGCACCTTACCAGTAGCCGTGGGCGACTTCGAGGTCGTGTACACAACTTAGTTCCTTACAAGGGGAGCACCAAACGGGGAGCTGGCAGCCGGTGAGTGTGGTACGGCTCCTGCTCCCCACTTAGTTTTAGGGGGATTACATGTTAGTGGGGGACATCATCATAACCGTGAGGGAGCTGATCCCCGATCCAGCTCCATTGCTGACGCAGGTTCCCACAAACACCTCCACAGTAGTCCCAGTGTCAGGGTCAACAATGCCCTCAGGTACCTACGCCACCGTAGTCACCCAGACCACAGCAGCCGGTGAAACAATCCAGTCGGCTGAAGTCACCGGCCTCGTGGTAAGCACTAACCAGGGTATCCAGGCTGTGACCACTCCCCTGCCGGGCGCCACCGGCATGCGCATCTACATCACTGGCCCAAACGGTGCCTCCGGCAGCGAGAGCTACTGGACATCAGCCCTCTACGCCACCACCCTTGGCCTACCTGGCTATGTGATCATATCGGCCTTGGGCACCCCCGGTGTTCCCCCTGTACGCTCAACAGCCTACGTGCCCGACCAAGATGGCCAAACGTTTGCAGCAGGCACACTGTTCAGATGGCTCACATTGGGCCTACGTGAAATCAGCCAGACCGTAGGCGGCCTGCCAAACTACAGTGGCGTCCAAAGCGTGCTCGGCCAACCTAATTACGTCGTCCAGGGCGAGTGGAACAAGATCACCGACATCTGGTACGACGGATGGCCCATGACCCTAGGCAACCGCCAGGGCTTCTTCAAGCGTAACACTGTTCAGTCTAGCGTACTGGACGCCGCTACCTTGGCTGTAATGGACAACCGGATCATAATTGAAAACTGGCCCCAGCCCGCCCGCACCGGCGGCTCCACAACCCTAACCGCAGGCATGGCCGCAACCGACATCATAGCCCCCGTAGCCAGCACAGCCGGGTGGCTACTCCCATTCGGCCTAGCTCAGATCGGCAACGAGATCGTCAGCTATTCAAACTTAGCTGGCACCTCCATAGGCGGCTTGGTACGCAGCCTTAGCGGGACCCTTGCTCAAGGGTGGCCCAGCGGCACCGTGGTTACCGAGCTTAATTTAACATTCCACGGTAGCCTAATTGTGACCACACAGTATACCCCAGGTACTAGTACTAGCTTACTGCCCATACCGTCAGGGTGGGACAGCATGCTCAGCTGGTACATGCTCGCCCGTGCCAGGGCCGCAGAGGGCGACGCCCAAGGCAGCCAGCAAGCCATGCAGGCATACCAGGCCCAAGTACAAATGTGGGCACGCACTAATCGCCAGCTAGCTGGCCCAGTGCAGATCAGCCAACATGGTGGGGAGTTTACTGTTTTTGGTGGAAGCCAATTTGGACGCTTCGTAATTCCTTAAGAATCAATATGTTACGTGCATAAATGGCCATCCAACCCATCTCACAGTCTGGCTTCATTAGGGGCATGAACGCCAGCACGTCCCACACCCTGCAACCTAAGGGCAGCGTAGCCAGACTATCCAACATGCTCCTGACGCACCGTGGTAGCCTCGTAACCTGTCACGGCTCAGCAGACGTATTCAGCCCCTCAGGCATCACAAATCAGTTCTTCTCCATAGGCTCCTACCAGCCCTCAACATCAGCCATATACGTAACAGGTCTGGGGCAGACTACGGGGCGCCAAGGTGTTGCCCCCGTAATCGGCGGCAGCTCAGCAATCTACGCTGGTGTAGGTGGCGTCACAGCCGTCCGCATTAATCCTACCTCAGGCGTAGGTGGCTCGTATGGCACAACCACCTACACAACCGGCGGTGTCCACAGCCTAACCGTCGTAGGCACCCTGGTAAACATAACCGGCTTCGCAGACACCACGTTCAACGGCAACTTTATAATCCTTACCATCCCCTCTACGACTACGTTCACAGTAACTCAAATAGGTCCCAACGCGTCGTCCACTGGAGGTAGCGTATCCCCCGGCAGCCTGCTCCCAGCCTCAACCTACTTCTACAAAGTCGTCGCCGTAGACAAGCCCATTGACACCCCTGAGCTAATGAGCATTGGATTGATCACAGCAGGCACCACTTTACCGTCCAACGAAATATCCCTGACCCCTGGTGGTTCCAACAACCAGACGCTAATAACTATTGCCAACGCTCCACTGTCAGCAGCAGGCTTCCTACTGTACCGCTCCACCACCACGGGCACCGAGAAACTCGTAAGCGGCTTCGTACCCAACACTAACCCTGGCGGCCTGGTAACCCTGTGGGACTTAGGCTACACACTACCGTTCCCCAGCATAGCTCCCCCAACGTCCAACACAACCACCACCACTACATTTTACTCCATGACCGGTACTGGCACAGCTAACTCCTACGGCACAGGTCAGGCCATAGCCGACCTGCCTGCTACAGCCTTCCACAGCATCCAACCCTACCCAGGTCAGTACGACGGCGACTACTTTTTCACAGGTGTGAACATAATCTGGACTCCCTACGGGGGCGTGCAGGGCACGATCATGCCAATTTCGTACATGATCCAGCTCCTGGACAAGCAGATATTAATATTAGGCAATGGTTACCCGCCCATGCAGTTCGACGGCACTAAACTTACACCCCTGACAGGTGGCTCAGGTACCGCCCCGTCAGGAGCTGCCGCCGGTATCGTGTATGCAGGCTCCCTGTGGGTAGGCAACACAGCCCCCTACGACCTGCCCGACGGCATAAATGGCCCCTCAGCCCTACGCATGTCCAACAGTAACAACCCAAACAGTTGGACCAACGTGAACAGTGCCTTCTTGGGGCGCGGCGACGGTAGCGAAATCACTGGCATGGCCGTATTTACGATAGCTGAGAGCGGAATCATCCCTACAGGTTCACTGGTGGTGTTCAAAGACTTCAGCACCTACCAGATCACAGGCGTGTTCGGGGCCACCAACTTCACGATCCAACAAGCCCAGACCGACATGGGCTGCATCGCTCCCCGCACCATACAGTTTGTACCGGGCTTCGGCATAGTCAGGTTGACTCACCTAGGGTGGGCAGTGTTTGATGGTGTCCGCGACAGGTTGCTGAGCGAAGAGCTGCGCCCATTTATATTCTTCGACCAGTCTCAGCAGACACTCGACGGCAACTCCCTGAACACCGACATCAATCCACTTGACTGGGGCTACGCCTACCGCTGCTGGGCCTGCCAGACCGTAGCGCCCGCAACCTACGTAGCCACCTACCCCACGATCAACAACTTCGGTGGCATAGGTAACATGAACACAGCCTTCAATTTCGACCTAACCCTACGGGCCTGGACAACCATTAGCTGGTTCAACGGTGTAGGCGACCTGGTCAACGCCATGATTATGTTACGCCCCGAAGGCTCCCTGCCCGTAACACTGCTAGCCGACAACTTCGGAAACATCCAGCGCTGGCAGGCTGGTGACGAAAACTGGGCCGCTCATTCGGGATCACTGCCTGTGCAGTGGAGCGTACGTACCGCAGAGGTCATCGGCAAGAGCCCCACAGACAGGTTCATGTTGCGGCGCCTACTTGTAAGGGGCACCAACAATGCCATTGTGCCTACTAACTTTACGCTACCTACAGTGCTGCCAGTGCTAGATAGAGTGTCTCAGCTGCCCCCTGTAACGGCACTGATGCGCACCTACCCTAATCCAGGCCTAGGCGGCCCCGGACAAGAGTTCCAACTGGACGTAGGCATGCGGCCCCTTAGGGTGGCCACGTCAGCCGCCTGCATCATCACTGGCAGCGGCAGGGTAGAGCTAGACAGTTTCGATTGGATGATCGTGCCTCGCCCCACTGGCAGGCCGATCACAATAAGCTAATGAACGTACGCCTATTCAGAGAAAACGAACAGTGGCCCAGTGGCCTGATAACTGGCTTCGAGAGCATGCCGCGCCAGTTTATCCAGCACGACTGGGTGTTTGTAGTGGAAGACAGTGATCACGTACAGGGCATCCTGATGACCGCCCCCGCCCACGGCCTAGTGATCCTAATGCGCTGCCAAATGCTTAAAGACGCACCAGTCACGACCCTACGTAGGCTACTGGGATGGTCACTGAGAGAGCTATCCAGGCGTGGATACCATCTGTGGGCCACCGTGCTCGATCCCACCACAGACGCTGAGCGCGAAATCTACCGCCTAGCCCGTATGTGGGGTGGTGAGCAGTGGCCGACACCCGCAGTAGTCGTAGTGGGCCTGACACACAAAAGCAGGAGGGTAGCCCAGTGCCCTTCATGATCCCAATATTTGGGGCCATCGGCAGCGCCCTGGCCACAGCAGGCAGTGCTATAGCTCCAGTGCTAGGCACCATAGGCTCAGCCGTAGCCACACCCTTCGAGGCCCTCGGCATCGCAGGCGCCAACACCCTTGGGCCAGCTTTAGGTGCCATCGGTGGAGGATCAGCCCTTGCAGGCGCCAGCACTCTTGGTGGCCTAGCTTCCACAGGCTTAAACATCGCAGGCCAGGTTAGCCAGCCATCCCTGAGCGACATCATGGGCCAGATCAGCCAAGGCCAACAGAGCGGCACCTCGCCCTCCATGACCCAGTCACCCACAACGGGCGCTACGTCTACTACTCCAGCGCCCCTGGGGCAGCAACAACAGCAACAGTTCTTAGCAAATGCGTCGGGTCAACTAGCCACGTCTCAAGGTCAAATGGGCGGCAGCCTAAGTCCAGGGTACGCCGACCAGCTGACTAACCAACTATTCAGCCAAAACTATGGTGGCGGCGTGCCCGACCAGAACCAGCTTGTGAACCAGGCCGTCAGCCAGTTCTTCGGCCAAGGAGCATAGCATGAGCCAGATATTTAGCGGTCTCGGGGGCATTCTAAGTAGCGTATTCAAGGGCCTAGGCGGCGGCAACCTGGGCCAAGGGCTCACCCGTGGTGTTGGCATCGGCCTAGCCGTTCCCTCACTGATCAGCCAAATGCAGCAGGCTGGCCAGCAGAACCAGTACCTGCAGACCATGCTCAACTTGAACAATCAGTATCAGCAACAGGAAGGCCAATACGCAGGCCTAGAAAACCAAGCACTGCAGCGCATAACGAACACCACGCCTCAGCAAGCAGCCAGCCAAATCAACTCCATGACGCAGCCCCTCAACCAGCAGCTTATAGACTCTGTGACTAACCCTACGCAGGCATACCTAGCCGAGCGTGGCCTGTCACAGGCCCCAGGCATCCAAGCCCAGGCCATAGCTCAGGGCCTAGCACCCTACGAGCAGCAGAACCAACAGTTGGCCTCTCAGAGCTGGCAGGCACTTAACCAACTACCATTCTACGCCCCTCAACCTGGTGCTCCTCCAGGCGTGAACTTTCCGCAGACCGCTGGCTTTGGTGGCATAGCGTCACTGTTGATGAACCAGCCACGAGCGCCACAGTCTCCACTGTACCCTAATCCATTTCCGCCAGGCTCATTCGGTACACCGCAGCCTGGAACACTACAGCCCCAATCCAGCCAAGGCTTAGGTGGCCTAGTCGATCCCAGCTATTATATGGACCCTGGCGTAGCTCAGCCTCCCTGGATGGCTGGGCTGGCGCAGGCATAAGGAGGATGCATTGGGGGCCTTTGGCAGAGTCGCAGGACAGATCGCAAACGACTGGGCATCGCAGCGCCAGACTAACCAGCAGACCAGCGAAGAGCTGGCCAACAATGCTGCGTCCCGTGCTGAGATCGCTCAACGCATCAAGAGCCAGATGCTCTCTGATCAACTGGCGCAGGCAGCGCAGTCTGCCACGGAGCGCAACAATGACTTAAAAAATCAGGTGCTCCAGCAGAACTTGAAGACCGCTGGCTGGGACACAGACCGAGGCCAGTATGAACAAGACGATCACGGCAATTGGCTATTTACTATACGTAATCCGTACACAAAGGAGACGCGTTCGTTCCCTTCCGGTAAGCCCTCGGCGGTCGTAGAGAAGGAAGACACCGACGCAGCCGCTATGGAGCGGCGCAAGCAACAAGATGCAGACACTGCTGCCCGTCAAAAGGAGACCGAACTCGCCAAGCAGCTCGCAGCCAAGGCTAGGTTCCAAAGTGACATGGCCCTGCTCAACGCCCGCGAGAACGCCATGAACCAGCGTGCAGCCAGGCTGGCCGACACCAAAGGTATGGACGCCCAGATGCGCTTTAAGTTTATGCAAGACCCACGCCGCCAGGATGCCTTCAACGATATGCAGCTGAAGAAGCAGGAGCTTGCGAACATAGACAAGCAGCTCACTGCTGGTAAGAACCCCACCGCCCGCACTGGCTTACTGGGCACATTCGACAGTAAAGAGATGAGCGACGATCAGCGCCAGTCCCTGGTAGACCAGAAGAAGCAGCTCTACGAGCAGATCGAGCAGGACATGCGCCAGATGGAGATGATCAGGGCGCTATACGATATGCCGGTGCCTTCACCTAATCAAGGTATTACTGCACCTCCAGGAGCCCTAGGTAGTGGGGGACCGGCAGGTGGTGGCCCACCTCCACTACCTGGAGGCTTTAGACCGGTGGCACCCTAATGCCCCAAGATACTCAATGGAAGTCCGTAGCTGAGGCCCCTGACGGGCGCCGCATTGGCTGGGACGGCGACCCCAATCACGGCTGGGTACCTATACCTAGCACTGGCACCGACAGACTAGCCATGGACGTTACCAAGGGCGCAGGCTTTGATCCCCAGAAAGTGTTCGAGGCTTCTGAGACACCTGCAACACCTGGCCGCAGCCGACTAGGTAACATGGGCGACGAGCTGTTACGCGAATCCGCAAGCGGCTTTGGGCACTGGGCACTCAACACCCTAAAAGACCCTGCACACTTAATCGACCCACTGAATGCTGCTGCCTCTGGCATAGCAGGTAGATTCGATAAGAGCATACTTAGGCCGCTGCTCGAAGCGCAAAAGTTTGGGCTAAAGCCCCCTAATGTAGGGGAAGAACTAGGCTCACTTGCTGCAGTAGAAATGGGCGCAGACACCTCCACGCTAGGGGGCAGGACCGCCAAGTCCGTAGCCCGCATGCCAGCCCGTGCCATATTCGGTGTAGGTAAAGCCGCCGAACATGCTGCCCTTGAGAACTTCACTCGTGAAGCCGGTGAAGCCCGTAAACAGTACCAAGCTGACCTTGAAACCGCTCGCACCAAAAACGCTGGCAACCGCGCCGCTGCCATGGACGATGCCCGCAAGGCCGAAGAAGCCTATCAGTCCAGGGTAGACGCATCCCGCAAATCTTACCAGGACGCCATCAGCGAACGTAAGCAAGCCTCAGCCCAAGAGTCTGCCGCCGAAGCTAAGAAAGGTGTCACAGGCACTGTCAAGTCTGGACCAGTGTTTCAGCGCCTATCAAGTATGGCTGACAGTGTAGCCACCAATGCTGTCAAAGCACGTGATGCCGCCCGTGCAGCGTTCAATAAACAGTGGGACCAGCTGCGCACAATGGTTGGCAAAGACGCCCAAACCAACTGGACACCCGTACAGCAGGCTGTACTCGATGCCCGCAAGAACATGCTTGCTGGCTCCCCTGAGTCCCTGAAGGTATTTAACAACATTCTCAACGAAGGCGGCGCCAAAGACTTTATTGACACTGAAGCTGGCGCTACACCTGCCGTGGTCAGCTCTACGCAGATACCCTATCGTGACGCTCAAGGTTATTACACTGAGCTAGGCACTAAAATGTACGGCAGCGCTGAGCTGCCTGGTGATGTGTGGAGAGCAATCAACCACGTGCGTGAAGCCATAGGCGATCAGATGACCGAGAACCACAGGGCCGTGGGCGCCGAACAGTTCGCTAAGGACCTACGCTCCAGCTGGTCTAAGTTCATGGACGACTTCTACAATCCAGACTCACCCACACGTAAGCTAATTGGCCAGCAGCAGTCACAAGGACGCATACAGCAATTAGCATCTGATAACAGTAACCTGATTGCACAGACCCTTGGACGCTACCAACAGTTTGGTGGGGACGCAAGTTTGGCTGGCCGAGTAAGGTCATTGCGTGGCCAGCTAGAAGGCATGCCTGGCAGCACTCCGCAGGCACCTGAGCTACCTACTGAGGCCGCTCGCAAGGCACTAGGTAGCAAGCCCACAGAGGCCAAGGTTAACATTACGCAGGAACCTACTGCACCTGAAGCTAAGACGTTCAACCCTAGAGACTGGCGCATGAGTGAGCTACTTAAGACCAGGGAAAACTGGAGTCGCGCCCGTGCCTACGACGCTAGCCCCTGGAGCCTAACCGGTGGGCGCACAGCCCTGATGCGTGGTAGCGCAGCCTTACTAGATAGACCAGGCTTCCGTGAGTGGCTTGCTGGCCCTGAACCTAAGGCGCCCAGAGCCGCACCAGCACAGGTTCCCCCAACAGGAGGGGGTGGGGGAGGACGGCCTTCGGCCCCCTCAGCAGCTAGTCCCCCTACTGCTGCCCCACCTCCTTCAGCACCCCCCGCTCCCCCAGCGGCAGGCCCACCTGCGCCTAGCCCAACTTCAGTGCCTCCCTGGGCCATAGGCCCCCTGTTGAAGGCCATGCGCGAGAACGCCCAGCGCCAAGAGTTTGAAAACTTAGTCAAGCGCCTAGGCGGCCAAGGTAAAGTGGGCCCCCTGTAGAGGGCACATACGGTCACATGTCAAATAAGCGCAAAGCGTCCCAGCATAGAATTTCAGATAAGATCGCCGTATTGCGTCGAGAAGGTAAGTCAGCCTCTGAAGCTGCTGGTGCGGCATATGGAATGGAGCGCGAAGGCAGGTTAAAGTCTGGCGGTAGATACGTTCGCAAAGGCAGCCGCAAAACGAGGAGGTGATCACATGGTGCGTATACGTATATTACTCCTTGGCCTGCTGCTGTTTGGCATCCCACGGTTAGTGCGTGCTCAGCAAGACTTCGTTGTGGGGCCACTGACTGCCCAAGCAGCTGCATGCCCAGTCAGCCCTGGCCAAGTGTCCCAGTCAACATCCGCCCTGACACTCGCTACCGTGAACTATGGTGGAGCCACATTCACCATCGGAGCCTCAGCCTTCTCTGGGACTGTAAGCTTCTTCGGGTCTGGGGATGGTGCTGTAACGTGGCAACCCTTAAACGTATTCCCATCCAACAGCACAACTCCAGTGACCACAGCCACCGCAGCTGGAGTGTGGCAAGTTAACGTAGCAGCTTATACAAACGTATGTATGGTGGCCACTACTTACAGCTCTGGTACAATCACTGCCACCATCCGTAAGGCCACCGTCTCCGCGCGTGCTGGCGGGGGCGGTGGTGGTGGCGCAGGGGTAGCCAGCCTAAATGCCCTAACAGGTGCAGTAACCTTAGCGGCAGGTACAAACATATCGCTCACTCCAGCAGGTAACACTATAACCGTTGCCGACACCAGTATAACCGGCCTAACCACAGGATCGCTTACTAAGGCAGGCAGCGCCACCACGGTTGTCAACTCCCTATGCGACGAGGGCATCACCACAGCTAACACCTTAACCTGCACAGACACAAGCGGCATTGCAGCACCAGGTTTCGTAGGTACGGGCACGGGCGCAGGCTTCGACGCTCTCGTACAAGGTGCTGACAACTGTGTAGCGAAGCAGCCTGCAGGCAGCGTATGTTGGGAAGCGCCTGCGGCAGGCGTTACAAGTTACCACGGCCTTTATGCGGTCACTCCTTCAACAGGTATCCCACACTACAGTTACTCAGCGCCTACAATTACAGAAACGATTAGTGCCATCGTAGGCGCCGACTGCCCCACCTGTATAATCTCTGCCGGTGCCATCACGAATAACGTGCTGCCTAAGGGTAACGGTGCCCAGGGGCTAGTAAACTCTTCAATAACTGACAATGGCACTAACGTAACTACCACCGACACAGGTGGTTACGTCGCTCCTGTATTCACAGCCAACGGAGCAACCGCCGGTTTCATGGACTTCGCACAGGGCACGACCAGTGGGGCTGTAGCTCCCTGCAACACCGCGAACAGTATCTGTTTCCAAGCTCCTACGGCAGTCACTAGCTACCTGATTAACTTGGCAGGGGCAGCCAGCACCGGTATACCTCACTACGTCAATGCTGCGAACGTTATAACCGAGACCATCACCCCCATAGTAGTTGGTGATCTGCCCACCACGGGTACTTGGGCCTTTGGGGGAACGCTTTCGGGGAATTTCTCCGTTACCGGCAATCAGACTAGCACGGGCGTGCTCACGGCCACGCAACTTGATGGCTGCCAGCACGTCAACGCCAGCCAGAGTTTTGCGGCGGCGCTTGCAGCGGTAAGTTCTCCCGGTTGCATCTCAATCGACCCCGGTACTTATGTCGTCGGGACCAATGCAGCTATCGGCTCTACGGTTACATTGATTTCTGAGAGCGGCGGCCTTCTATCGGTTTCAACCGGAATTACACTGACGGTTAACGGGCAAATTCAAGCACCTACAGGCGCTCAGATATTTACCGGATTGGGAACTGTTTCCGTTCCCACGGCTTTCATGTCGGTTTACGCCTCCTGGTTTCCGGGTGCGGATGTTGGAGCGAAGACGCAGGCAGCGATCACTTCCTGTCCCTCGAATTGCCGCATCTGGCTGCCGGATCAAGGAACGCTCAGTTATTCGACGCCGATCAATATGGCCGTGGGCGCCTCGAACGGAGTGCATCTGATTGGAGCCGGAGAAGGGGCGACAATCCTGACCTACACGGGATCAGCTTCAAATACTGCCGTCAGTTTCGGGTGCACGACAAACGCCACGCTCGAATATGTGCAGATCACCACAGCCAACACGACCGGCACCGGCGTTTCCATGTGCGGTACGAATAACAAATTCCTTAATAGCACGGTGAACGGATTCGGAACCGCGATCAACGTGACCGGCTCGGGCGCTTCGTCTTATGTGCGGTCCTTCAAGACCCGCATCCAGAACGTGAATGTCTCAGGTTATAGCTCTATCGGCATCCAGGTAGACCATGCCGTCGATACCTACTTAGATTCCATTGAGGGCTTCGGTGCAGCCGACAACACCACGACTCAGGATTTGCTGGTCGATACGGGCACGAGCGGCCTGTATGTGAATGGCCTCTCTGTGGGCTACGGACTCAACGGCCTGATGGTGCAGAAAGTTCTGAACAATGTCGGAGCTCCCGCAGCTTATAACAACGGCCCTCTGTTCCTGCGCTTTGTTACCGCGTTCTTCGACACGATAGACGGCGGCGACGCCTGCAAGTTCGATTCGACCCTCGGCAACAATCCTGTCGATGCTCAATTCGACTCAACCTCCTGGTGCTCTGCCGCTGGCTTAAATGCAGCCGGTACGGTCGTAACCACGACGGCGAACGGAGTAGGCATCTACGGCGGCAACGGCATCACCTTCATGGGTAAGGCCAGAAGGAATGCCAACGACGGTGTGCTCATCAATCCATCAGCCGCCTGCAACTACATCAAGATTTCAAGCGCTTGGATCACCGCAAACAACGTCAACGCGAACGCGGCAGGGCACGGCATTAATATCCTGACCGGATGCACGAATGTTTCCATCACCGATAGTCATATCGGAAACGAACTCGATTCGGGCGGCGGGCAAAAATACGGGATCAACGTGGCGGCTGTGAACGCCGACGTCCTTCTCATCGAGCACAACCACCTCGAAAACAACGTTACGGGCACGCTGAACAACGGGAACACCGGCAACACGTGGGTGTGGGGCAATACGCCGATGGCCGGTCCTACGCAGAATATCGTCTGGGGCGGCGTGACCATGACGAGCACTCTAGGGATGAACAATAACGCCGTCACGGGCATCAATGCGCTGACTCCGAATGCCGCTGGAGTAGGCGACATCGGCTCAACCGCATTGCCATTTCCTAATCTCTGGCTCGGCACAGCAGCAACGAATAATTTTAAGTTCGCTCCGGCAGCGACGGCAGCTCAACGCGTCGTGACG